CCATTAATCCGGCGTCTAATTTTTCAGCAAACATTCTAGTAAGTCGAGGTGCAAATGCTTCTTGTAGAGCAATTTTTGCGTTAGCTAATGCAGTTTCTTTAACTGTTTTAGCATATGCAATCGCTTGTTTTAACAAGTCCGATTTTGCCATTTTTTCTCCTTAAATTTGTTTTTTGGAAATAAGATTATTTGAAATCTTAATAGAATTTAACTAATTGTTTATAAACGCTATATAAAGAACGAATAGCGTATTCTACAATAAATATGACCATGTTTGAAAAAACAGTAAAAAAGTCCTAACATTTTTGCTAGGACTTAAAAATTTTCTTAATTTTTTAAAATTTGTTTTGCAAATCTTGCATTTGTTGTCGATAACGTGCTTTAGAAATATCATTTCTTCGTTTTACGCTCGGTTTAGTAAATGTTCGGTTATCTTTAACATATTCTAATACGCCCGAATCTTTTACTTTGCGTTTCCAGGTTCTTAATGCAAATCCTAAATCTTGATTTACTACATTTACTGCCGTCGAATTGCCTGGTACAATTGTTTGGTGTTGTTTTTGTTTTTTGTTCATATATAACTAATTAAATTTTTCCTTGTGGTTTCTTTGCTGCCTGCTGTCTTACATTGAATCTAAAATGTTTCAACTCAGGTTTTTGAGCTAAATATCCTTGAAGCTTTTGTGATTCTAATGCAGGATCTTGTCCTAATCGAAAATAAAAATATCCAATCTTACCAGATGGAGATAATGTTTTTTTAACTACGGTAAATCCTTTTCGTTCTGCCCATTCTTGAATTTCTTGTGCTACTGATTGCGCAGTTGCTGGATCTCGAAGTACATATTCAATGCCACCTCGATAATCAGTTAAGTTGTTAACTAATTGTGCTTCTTCTAATTCCGATTCGCCTAACGTCGTACTCAAACCTTGCATCGCAGTACTCATTTCTTTGTACGCATCTTTTGCTTTGTTTAAATTTTCAATATCTTCATCAGAAAACTTTGGTAATGCAGATGGGTTGGTCTGTTCTTTTAAACCGAAGAAATCGCGATATAATTTTTTAAATTTGCTCATCATGCACCTATATTATAATAATTTTTTTTATGTTATCCAAATTATCCAACATCAAAGAATCGATTCAAATGATTACCGATGTTTTCATAAGCCAATGACATTCGTTGTTGTGCTTCTTTTAATTGCATTGACGCTTCAGAAAATTCTTTATAATCTTCGTGCATTCTTTTGTTTTCTTTTTTAAGTGCTTGATTAGAAAACCAATCATCGCCTTCGGTCATGATTCTATCAGCACTTTCTACGATTGTTTTAACTCGTTCGACAATTTGGTCAATATCACCTTTACCATATACCGAATCTCCCATTGCTGAAAAATTAGCAACTGCTTCTTTAAATGCTTGTTTTTCTTGCGGAGACATTGGTGCAGGTTGATCTTGCATTATGGTCTCTAAAATAAATTTTAAATTAGGCGTTCTCATTATATTATCCTACATTTACCATCTTCACATAAAATTGATGTAATGATGTCGTTTACTGTTGCGTATTTGTTTGTTGTTATATTTTTATTTACTGATTCATTCATGTGCGTAGGCCGCATAAAAGCCCCATGGGTTGATGGATTAGATACGAAATCCCAACATATCAATTCAAAATCTTCTTGAACCTCTACTACCCCCTCATTACGTAATTCTTTAACAGAACCCAATCCGCGTGATGAAATGCCTAATGTAATACCTGCTCTAAAAAGTTCTTTAAGAATTTTACCTGATGGCGTATCTAATATTTGTACAGCTCCATGTAAATCGTCACCTTTCCACCAAATCTTTAAAACATTGTGAGAAACGTTATTTAAGTTTACAACCGAAGATTCTGGATGATCTAACTCACCCAATGCTCTATGTTGGTCAATATATTCTTGTTGATATCGACGACACTCTCGTTCTAAGATGGGTTTTGGATAAACTCGACCATTTTGATTTTTAGCTCCTGCTCGTTGCAAAACTCCTTGTACAACAAAACCACCAGGTATTCCATATGCAGCACCGCTTGATTCAGTTAATGAACCAACGTGCTTAAATGGCATATATTCTACTATTAGTTGTTTTGACATTTTATTCTCCTAATGCTCTTACTCGCTCTGAAATTTTAATTAATCGTTCTGAAATTTTATTTAATGCTTTATCAACTGCAGGTCCATATCCGTTTCTAGCAACGCCAGACTCGGTTTTTAATCTACTTGCATAGTTAACTGTTTGTTCAATTTCTTGAAGTTTTTTTGCAACTTCTTTTATTGTATGTTTAATTTTTGATTCTGGAGTAATTTTTCCATCACCCGTTGCAAATGTTCGATATGATTCAATTAATGATTCATATTTACGATCCATTGTTTCTGCCACCGTCATTCCGCCTGCTGTTACCGTAGAACGTTTTGCTTTTCCGACCCAATTTGGTGTGTTAACTGGAGCAACAGCTGCTGTTACGTTTTGTTCTTCCAATTCTTCTTCATCTTGTAGAATTGCTTTTTTACGAGTATCTCTTCGATTTTTTAAATAACGATCTGATTTATCCGAATCGCCATCATTATCAATGTCATCATCTTCATGACCCACTGCATCTAGTTTTTCTTCTAGATCCATGAACTTTTCTTCCATTTCTCTTAAAAACGATTTCATTGATGTAATCCTTTTAATTCTTTAAGCAAATCATAGTAACGTAACAATGATAATATATGCGATTCTTTAATCGTTTTCATGTTTTCTACGGTACATAGCATTTCAGATAATTTTTGTACTTTTATTTTAGTAGCTTTATCTGATACTAATTTTGATTGATTATACAATTCCGTTTTTATTTTTGGAATAACTTGCTCTACATATCGTTTCAATGCCGTGGTGTCATTTACATTGGTAATGTATTTGTTTAACAATTGTTTTTGCGATTCATCTAAAATAGAATATTTTTCGTTAAACTTATCAACCAATAATTTATATGCTAATAAGCGAATATCTTTTGGTTGTGATTGATATGATTCTAGTAATTCATCTTGTTTAACGTGAACTCGTTCGGCAATCAATCCCGTATTCAATATAACGTTTTTACATTCCATTATTTGTTTAGGATTATCTGATTCTTCATATTCAAACAACATGTATATAGATGCCATGTTTTTATAATTAGGAATATGAATTTTTGCAATATCATTGAATACAAATTTTTCCGAAATTTCTTTTACTAAATTATATTTTTGACGTTTTAACGTTGTTTGATTTAATTTTTTATATGATTCTTTAATCATTCGTATATAATCTAATCCTTGGGCATCTGTTTTAAATTGTTGTTCTTTACTTAATGCATTGTAAAGTTGCAATTCTTTTGCCAATTCCGTATTACGTCCAAAATATTTTTTTATGATATCAACAGTTATAGTTTTATTAGAAGATAACGTTTCAGAAGTTAGTTTTCTAACTAATATTTCAAAAAGTATACCGGTATTTTTGTATTTCGAATGTTTTAATTTCTTCATTATTGCCTTATACAGTATTTCGGTTTTTAATAAATATGTTTGTATTTATAAAATATTGTTTTCATCTAGCATAGTACCATCATCAGTAACCTGATCAAGTTTAGTTTTCAACGATTCTGAAATGATACTAGGTGATTTTGTTTTTTTATTAATGTGTCGTAAAATACTGTGCGATTCAGCTGCCATTGACTTTACTGATCTTTCAGCTCTAGGGTCGGGTTGAAATGTTGTTTTTTGATTTTCTGGACGAAATGCCTGATCCATGGTTTTTTTGCCCGTAGGATCCCATCCAAATTCATTTTTATGTTGTCCAAATTTAATTCCTTCTTTTGGTCGGCCGCCTTGATCTTTTTCTTCAACTTCACTTGATGACATATGTACTGTTGCTAAATCATGCGGCGTACCAAATGATACCCCGGTGATTGCTGGGTCATTGCCTTCTTGTTCAATTTGATTTTGACGGAATCGAAGTTTTAAATCTTCAACAACATCTGTTCTTTGTTGCAACCACTGATCTTCGGACATGTTAAATATAAATTCATAAATAAATTTATCCGAAACTAATTTTGAATCTCGCATTGCTGTTGCTAATGTCATTTTTTCAGTCATTAATGCAACTTTTTGTTGGTCATAAATAATTGAAGGTGCGGTTAATTCTAATTCAAATCCAATTAAATCTTCACCCTCAAAACCTTGTGCATATAAATGTACAATTGCAATTTTATATAATTCAGATATAGCAATCTTTTGTATGCGTTCAATTGTTCTAGCAAATCGAATATCCATTGATGCCAATGTGGTTTTACCTTCAACAGCTTCTTCAAAACCTAAAAATGCTTTCGGAATACGTAATGCAGCCATCATTTTGTGTTTGATGTAATTGATATCATCAATACCCGTAAAAGTCATACCCGGTAATGTATCAATTGCTGTAGATGATTGTCCTCCTCGAACTGGCAAATAATAATCTTCAAGCATATTAGCAAGATTAAATTTCATATTGTAATTTCCAGTTTGTGGATCTACGTGAGGAATTTTTTTCATTTTCATGATAATTTGTTCCATGAAACTATCAACTTCATTTGGCGGAATATTACCAATATCAATTTTAAAAATTCGTTTTTCTGGTGCTCGCATGATACGATGAATAAGCATTGCATCTTCAAGCATCATTAATTTTTGAAATTCTTGACGAGCTCCTTCTAACATTGATTTACCATATGGTAAAAAATTAGAATCTGACAACATTCTAAAATGTGCTATTTCAAAAACATCGTATGTTGCTTGTTGATTTGCAATGTTTTTAAACTGTATTTTATATTCGCCCGTTGCTTCATCATATTCTTCCCAACGTTCCATTTCATAACTAGAAAATGGACGTACGTTAACGATACCAATTTCATCAGCAATATCTAATTTTAAAAAGAAATCTCCATATTTTACCATGTTACGAATCCATGGCCAAAGATTAAATTCAATATTCAATACATCATAAAATAAATTGTAAAGAATTTTTTGAATTTGCGTTTTACTTGTTTTGATAGTTAAAATATCACCAAATTGATCTGCAAGTGTAGATTCATCTGAATATATATCTAATGCTGAACTAATAATCGGATCGCGATCCATCATTTCGTAATCTGCATAAAGTTGCATACGATTTTGATGCATATAGTAATTTGAATCATAACCACCCATTCCACCTACACGATGTTTATTTGCACCATGTAGTCTAGTATATCTATCTGCAACTTTTGATTGATTTAAATTACCACGTGATTGTAATCGATTAGTATCAACAACTTTTAATCGATCTTTACCATATGCTCGAACAATAACGTTCGTAGCAAAAAGATTTTGTAATCGTTTTCTTAATGTAGGCATATTTTTATCTATTTTAATATAAATATAACTTGTTATAGAACTGCGGTGTTAACGTATCAACCAAGTCAAATCTTCATTACTATCGCCAACATTCCAATTCCATGAATCTTTTCCAGAATTTTGATTTCGATTAGTATAAATGATTTGTTCTGATGTTTTTGTGAACTGAGAAAGTGCACGTTTATTAAGTTCTATTCCTTGTTGTCGCAATTTAAGCGACGTATCTCGTAACCATAATCCGATACAAAAAGACATAACAAGGTCATCATTATATCCATTTTGAGCTTGTGCTTTGCCATTTAACCAAACAAATACAAACAATTCTTGTATCAAACGTTTTGAACGAATTACCGGTGTTCGTTCTCGCATATACATTTCAAGTGCCGATATCATTAATGGACGCGTACGTGAGGTTGTTGATACGCCAGGAACCATCTGCGACTTATCCTTCATATCATAACCTTTTTTAAGTTGTATGTCTACGTCAACATACCCGTCATCTTTATATGTATAAAATATATTTTCATATCCGCGGTCTAATGCTGGCTGAATTGCTGCCCAACCTATGTTTGCATTTTCAATTGCTAGTAATGCATTGTTCCATTCTGTTGCAACTGATACAAGCATATTGCCAAAATCTTTAGGTGGTAGTTTGCCTTTATATTCTGCAACTTGTGCTATTGATTGTACATCAATAACATGAAATGTTGACCAGTCGGCACCATCACCTCGGGCAACGTCAGCTACTACTATGTAATTTTTTTCATAGTTAGGATATTCCCAAATCCAATAGCTGTTATCAAAGCCTCGTCGTTCGATAGGTTCTTGACATTTTATTTCATAATCCATCAATATAGCACCATCTATTACAGTATGACCAGATGAAATAAAGTCGCAATCACATTCTTGAGCAGCACCCCGTTCACCTAATAATTTTGTTTGTTCATCGCGCCATTCTTGATCTCGATCCGGG